AACTTGATAAAATGGCAACAAAAACAAAAGAATACTATTTTGTTGGTGATGCGGACCAAACCATATTTGAATTTGCAGGATCCGATGCAGATTATTATCACAGACTATCAAGAAACGCAGAACAATTAGAGCAAGGACATAGATGTGGTGTAACCATAAATAACTTATGTAAGAGAATAATAAGACCAGTGTGGGATTACTACGGGTATGAAAGAACCTGGAAACCAACAGCTGTAATAGGTAATCATTATCATCTACCTAGTTTAAATAAAAAGTGTAGCGCTATGGAAACTTTGTTAGATAAAATAAACAATACTAACGAAACTTTTTTATTTACATACAGAGGCACGCCATCTGATACATGGGTCAAAAATTTTTTTAAAGCAGAGGGTATAGAATTTGCACATGTGGGGAACACGGCTCACGTACCAAAGAAAGAATTAAGGTGTCACAAACTTTGGCCAGAATTTTGTAAAGGCACACCCATGCCACTTAAACAAATAAAAGATTTTTGGGACTATGCAGGTAGTAAAGTCATAGTTAGAGGTAAAGGTGAGGAGAGTTTTGAAGAATGGGTGGATAGAGAATACACGATAGACTACATGATATATCACAAATATTTAAAAGAAGATGCAGGTAAAGAAAGAGATTTTTCTTTGATCAGAACACAAAGAGGTAAAAAAGAGGATTACGAAAAAAGACTTATCTACATTAAAAAGATTCTAAGCAAGGGTTTTGATGATGGAGATGTGAGAGTAAAATATGCAAACATACATACGGTAAAAGGTTTGACATTTGATAATGTTATTGTTGATCTAACAGCAACAAGATTAGAAGATTATTTTACACAACTTAGATTAAAATATGTTGCATACAGCAGAGGTAGATTTGATTGTTGGACTGTAGCATCACAAGGTAAATACACATTGGGGGTTAGATGAAAGATGATGTAGCATTAATAACTGTTATATGCATTGCAACTTTTTTGATATGGACACTTTAAAATATAAAAACATTTGTGGTGAGGACTTTAAAACTAAAACTAAAGCTTATAAATTTTTTAGAAGTTTAGTTAGAGAAACTAATAACACTGGTTTAAATTGTTTAGAACCTGTAATTAATTTAACAGAAGAAACTGTTTTAAAAAATTCACACGTTATTAATTTGTTTGAAAATTATTTAATAGATGGTGATTGGTATGGAAGAAAAACTAAAGGTCAAACCATAAAGAATTTCGTTTTAATAAAAGACGATTATGGTGATCGTTGTCTTGGTTTTAAATTAGAGGATGACTCTATTGAATCAATTACTGCTAAATCATATTTAATTTGTTTTGGAAAAGGAACTCAAACAGATGATGAAAAACTACATTCTGCCATGAGACATGAAGTAAAATATCAGTCACATGAGTATAGAGATAGGCATCAACATATTCAAGAGTGTTTTGATTGCCCTTGTCCAAAAGAAGCTGGTTTGGAAGTTGATCATGTTATTCCATATAAAACCATAGTAGATTCTTTCTTTACTATTCATGATAGAGAAGAATTTAAAAAAAGCATGAACAAAGAAGTACAAGGTTTGTATTGGAGATTAAGAGAAGACCACAGAAAGATATGGAGAGAGTATCATAAACAACATGCAAAGTTTCAATTACTTTGTAAAGAATGTCATAAATCTAAAACAAAAGAAGAAAGGAGTAAGAGTGACAAATAAAGATTTATTCAAAGGTACAACATACAATTCATTAGAAGAGCAGGTAGGCGGGAAGCACTATCGATCGATGAAGATTCAACCTGCAGAGTTTATAAACGAAAACAAATTGCTTTTTGCAGAGGGTAATGCTATAAAATATATCTGTCGACATCAGTCGAAAGGAAAAGAAGAAGATATTAAGAAAGCGATACACTATTTAGAAATGATATTGGAGAGAGATTATAATGTGTAATACACCAGAGGATCTAGATCTTAATGGCGTAGATACAGTTGCAATAGACATAGAAACATACGATCCTAATCTTAAAACAAAAGGGTTAGGTGCCATACGTAAAGATGGTTTTATCTGCGGTATAGCTGTTGCAACAGGTAATGATCTTGCATACTTTCCTCTACGTCACTCTGATACTGACATAGATTATCAAAGAATAGATAAGATATGGCAGGTTTTAAATAAAAAAATATTTCAAAACGAAAACATTACAAAAGTATTTCACAATGCAATGTATGATGTATGTTGGATTAGAGCTGTAACAGGCATGAAGATGAAAGGCAAGATCGTTGATACGATGATAGCAGCATCTGTTATTGATGAGAATAGATTTAAATATTCACTCGACGCACTATCAAAAGATTATCTTAATGAAGAGAAATACAAATACGATTTACAACAAAAAACATTAGAATGGTCTGGCGGTACAGTTAAGGACCCAATGACTAATATGCATAAACTCCCTGCATCTATTGTAAAAGAGTATGCAAAGCAAGATGTAAACTTAACTTACAAACTATGGAAACTATTTGATAAAAAAATTGACGAAGTATTATACACTAAAGATGATGGAGAGCAAAAAACTTGTAGACAAATATTTGAATTAGAAACTAAATTATTTTTATGTTTAGTTGACATGAAATTTAAAGGAGTTAGAATAGATGTCGCAAAAGCTATAGCGTTTGGAAGACATCTTAAAAAACGTAGAGATCAAATAATAAAAGCAATAGAAAATATTACAACAGTAAAAGTTGACATTTGGGCTGCAGCGTCAATCAAAAAATTATTAGATCACTTACACATAAAAGATTATAAGATGACTCCTAAATCTAAGATGCCACAATTACCAAAAGATTACTTGCGAACACACAATAATAAATGTTTACGTATGATTGCAAAAGCAAGAGAGTACGACAAAGCTGTTAACACTTTCATAGAGGGTTTGTTAGAATATGTTCACGAAGGCAGAATACACGCAGATATAAATCAGATAAGATCAGATACAGGTGGCACAGTAACCGGCAGATTTAGTATGTCTAATCCTAACCTGCAACAGATACCGGCAAAGGGTTATATAGGTACTAAAATGAGAGAGCTGTTTATACCAGAAGAAGGTTGTAAATGGGGTAGTTTTGATTATTCACAACAAGAACCACGTATTGTGGTGCATTATGCCATAAAACTGGGTCTACCGGGCACAGAGGGCTTAAAAGATGAATTTGATAGGGATGACGCCGATTTCCATCAAATCGTCGCTGACATGGCTAATATCTCCAGGAAACAGGCAAAAACAATCAACTTAGGTCTTTTCTATGGTATGGGTAGAATAAAATTACAGAGAGAGTTAGGTCTTGATCAACGTCAAGCTAGAGATTTATTTAACGAATATCATAGCAGAGTACCATTTGTTAAACAGCTATCACAAGAGTTGATAGACTTTGCAAAAGAAAATAGATTATTGTTTACGTTGTACGATAGATTTTGCAGGTTTGACAAGTGGGAAACAACAAACAAAGAATGGAATCCTGAGACTAATAGATTTAACGAGGTGCCGTTATACACAAAAGAACAGGCAATGGAGGCATTCAAGGCGGAGATGCTAGATAAATATAAAGAGAATAAAATAGAAGCAAACTACATGGATTATTTTGATAGATACTATACGCCTGCATTTACATATAAGGCATTAAATAGATTGATACAGGGATCAGCCGCAGATATGACAAAGAAGGCTATGGTCGACCTGCATGAAAAAGGTATAATACCACACATACAAATACACGATGAGCTTTGTTTTTCGATCACGGACCACGAACCAGAGCTTATTAAAAATGTAATGGAACAAACAATACCTCTTGAGGTTAAGAATAAAGTTGACTTTGAATCTGGACCAAACTGGGGTACAATAGCATGAGGATAAATTATGGCTTACTTAAATGCAAACATACCACCAATTTATGCACAAATAAGAAGAGAATTTTTATATGATTTACAAAAGCATCATGGAGAAGTTGAAGACTGTATTATCTTCGGCATATCAGCTCTTACTGGAAGGAGTATACTATGGCATGCTATTATGGAAAACGGTGCAATATTTTATCGCCTACCAATTAGCGCGTTTATTCAAAAGGGATTTGAGCCATCCAGAGTGCCCACAAGAAGACTTGATGAACTTCAGCTTTGGAATTGTTTTAGTTATTATCCTTCTGTTCATTCTTGGGATGTTTTAGAATCACAAGCCGGTAAGTATATTGGAAAAGATAAAAAATGGCACTCAGGAAAATATTTATTTACTATTGACTTTGCTCATCCAGAAGCTAACATACTCGACACTGATCATTCAGAAATTCCG